GGACGAACTGTTTGCAGATTATCTTTCCAGACCGAATGTAAGGCAGCCGATTCTGACACAATACTGTGACGGAAGACAGGTTCAGTGTCCGAACTGGATGACCAAATTGCCACAACCTATAAAGTAGCCGGAAAGCCTGTAAATACGTGGGTTTCCGGCATTATGAGTGGTATAAAAAGAAATGAATTTTCAGAGTATCGGATTCCCGATCGTAAACAATCTTATCTATGATTTGCTTTAAAGCTTCATTTTTCTGGACAAGAGAGTAAGAATCAGAAACCAGAATATCATGGACGGAGCTTACCCGATCCAGCATTTTAGGAGTAGGATCATCCGGAATCTTATCCGGCGTATTTTCTTCCAGCTCTGCAAGCTGCCGTTCCAGAGAGTCTCTTTCTTTGGCAATCAGAGCTTTATTTTCTTTATATTCTTCCAGCGTATCAATACCCTCTCTGTATGACGCACGTATCCTGTCCTCTTTGCCTTTCAAACTGGCAAGGCGTTCACTTATAAGGGTACGCTCATTAGAAAGCTCCTGTGGGCGAATTTCGCGCATTTCATAAACAATCGAATTGGAACCAAGAGCTTCTTCTAATGCTTTCAGGACTTCCTTTTCGATCACCAGAGAGCTTACACCGTGTGGTTTATCACATTTTCCTTTGCTGTATCCGTAGCAGGAGAAGTACGCATACTTTTCCCTATTGGCACGTTTCATGGTCGTAGCGGTCAGTGTGCGCCCGCATACCGGGCATTTCAGAAGTCCGGACAACCAGTGCTTATATGTAGAAGAGGGGCGCTTTCCAACCGGTTTATAGATCTTTTTCAGGCGTTCCTGGGCGGCATCGAAGAGTTCTTTACTTATAATCGCCTCCTGCATTCCGTCAGCAATGATCCACTCGTCCTGGTCTTTGATCCGGTTGGTGGCGTTTTCCATCCGGTTCCATCGGATCATACCGCAGTAGGATGGATTTTGAATAATATATTCGATACTGCGCCGTTCAAAAGCTTTCCCGTGGGACGTTTTCAGTCCGAGAGAGTTCAGATGTCGGGCAATATCAAAGAAACTCATTTTCCCATTTACATATTTATCAAAGATCATACGGACAATCGCAGCTTCTTCCGGAACAATAACCGGAGGCTTACCACGTTCTACAACTTTATAGCCGAGTGGCGGTCTTGCCTGGTATGCACCGCGGGTAGCGTTTTCTTTCATGCCACGGAATACCTCACCGGATAAGCGAATGGAGTAGTATTCGTCCATCCACTCTATGATACGTTCGATCAGAGAGCCGAACGGACCGTCTGCTAGTGGCTCGGAGATACTGATCACATCTACATTATGTTGCTTCTTCAAGAGGGATTTATACACAATGGATTCTTCTTGATTCCGGGCAAACCGGCTGAATTTCCATACCAGGATGCAGTCAACCGGATGATCCGGACCTTTGGCCAGACCAATCATTTCCTGAAATCCGGGACGTTTATCTGCTTTTCTTCCGGAGATACCGAGATCCGTGAAGATCTTCAGAATTACAATATTATTCTTGGCTGCATAATCCCGGAGGAGATGCTCCTGGGAATCCGGAGAGATTTCTTCCTGATCGTGCGTGGATACACGGATATATCCGTATGCATATTTTAGGCTCATTGTATCAGCTCCTTTGTATTTTATGTAAAAAAGGGTACAAAAATAACAGCCCTAGAACTTTTGTTCTCTTGCGCGGCTGCTCCGGAGATGATACAATATTGATTGGAAAATTGATGTATCTCTTCGGAGTACTGAAAGAAACATATTGGCGTATGTTTCGTCCTATGACCGTTCCTGTTGGCGCAGGAGCGGTTTTTATTTAATGATCAGATAAATAACCTTTATCTTTTAATTCGAAAATCTTTTTGTGTAAAGAAACTGTCGTTTTATAACTTCTAGCCATAAGAAAAAACGGAAGACTAAATATAATAAAAATCATTCCGAAGGCTAAAGAATAGGAAAAACCAATCAGCCCAAAAAGAAGTAAAGGAATGGCAAAAACAAGAGAAAGAATACTGCATACGCTATAAAGTTTAATTTTCTCAGGTTTACCATTCGGTTTTATAATTGCTTCTCGATCTTGATCAAGGACAAAACCAATCTGGATAAGAGAAGAGTATTTCTTCTTTTCTTGTGGTGTCAATATTTTTTCTAATTCAGGATCCACAGAAACTACTGATACAATCTGCTCATTGGCGTGGGCATGAGTGTGTGAAACATTATGCGAATCAGAAGATGATAACCCTTTATAGATGTCATTCACACCAAAAGTTGTTCTATTGTAGACTTTATTATACGCAGCCTTTTTCGGATCTTTAATCCATCCGGATCCTTTCTTCCCATATCCGGGAATAACAGCTTTTTTAACAGCTCTTTTAGCTTTTCCGGTTGTTCGCGCCTTAATGCTTTTCTTGACACTGGGTTTTCTCATTCCTACTTTCATTTTTGGCATCCTTTCTGTTGCTATCATGTAAACATTGCAAGGTACAGCAAATCGTATGAATATCATCATCCGTCAGTTCATCGAAATTATCAAGTTGCGATTGAATAGAACTGATCAGAGAATCTTTTGCATTACGGCTTTGTTTGTCGGAGGAGCGCTGAAAAAATACAGCTGTAATTGTGCTGGTTAATGAACCGATCAATCCAATTCCGACAATCATCAAGAGCGATGCAATCACGCGCCCGGGGACGGTACTCGGTGAGATATCTCCATATCCAACAGTGGTAGCTGTTACAAAACTCCACCATAATCCGTCAGAGAAACTCATTCCTTCGGCATAATGGATGGCAACGCCTCCAGTAATGATACATGATACTGTAACCAGGACCATATACTTGAAGCCGTTTACATCGAAGAAAAATTTGATTCGCTTATAAAATCGAACAAAATAAGCGGATATTCTTGCAAACTTAAGAAGTCTGAGGAACTTAAAGATTTTAAATACCCGGAAGACTTTGAAAAGCGATGTAAAAGGAATGATAGCTACTAAATCTAAAATATTATTTTTAAAGAAGTCTTTTTTCTTATCTGCTGATAAAAATCGTATTCCATAATCAATTATAAAAATAATGTTTATGATAAAATCGATACGGTATTGAAATACTGTAAGACCGGTACTTATATCGCGAAAGGATAAGAATACAGCAACCAGTGCAAGAGCGGCAAAAAACACTTCATAGAAAAAAGATATTCGCTCTTTGTTCTTCAATGGTAAAAATCCCCCTACATTTACATGCATAAATTTTAATTATAGTTTAGATAATAATCCTATGGAAATTTTACTATCTAAAATCATGCACAAAAGAAATCTAACGGTACGTCAAGTAGAACAGATGACCAAAGTCCCAAAATCCACCATAAATGATATTATGAATGGAAAATTACCGCGGTTGGACACATTGGAGCAGTTGGCAGCAGGACTGAAAGTCAAAATATCTGATTTATATGACTCTCCGTACAAATAAGTGTCCGAGTTCTCGGACAAATTTAAAAATCGCGTTACTTCTCCAGTTTCGGATTGTTAATATAGTAAGAAACAATATAAACAAGAACAAATGTTCGTAAAACTCTTGAAAATATTTAATTCAAGATGTAATATAAAAACAAACATACGTTCGGAAACGCCGAGACTGGAGGGGTACGAAATGAGTAATGAAGAGTACAAAGAATACATAATTGAAATGATCCAGAAAATCAACAATCCAGAACATCTCAAACGTATATTCAATTATGTACATAAGTTTTTTATCAGAAGAACGGGCAGGTAAGCCCGTTTTTTATTATGTAAAAATACTCTTCAAATATTCTTTTAATACCTGTCTCTGATCAGCTGAAAGTTCCAGATACTTTTCAATAATTTTCTTATCAATATCATCCAGATTATAATCTTCAGCAATCTCATCAACCACACTTTCAGGAGTGCCAGTGAACATGTCACCTTTTCCTTCGGTAAGCCAGAAATAATTTACACGAAATTCTCTGCAAATGGATTTAGCAGTTTGTTCTGTTAAATTGCGCTCATTTTTTTCTAATTTAGAAATTGCTGTGTTGGAAACACCGATACGGCGACCAAATTCTTCTTGACTCATGCCGAGGTCCTTACGCAACTGACGTAAGCGTTCGCTTGTAGACATTTGAAGTCCTCCTTTCTATGTGATTCTGTAATCAGAATACACCTAAAAATCCCCTCTGTCAATATAAATGCAAAAAATATATTGACAAACTAGACAATGGGGAATATTATATAGACATAGGGGAGAGATGATTAGACAGAAAGAGGTGAGGATAAATGGTAAATGCAAATTTATATGCAGACACAGTAGAAAAGAAAAAAGATGATGCAAAAGAGTTGGTTGCCATCCTGAATAAGATTCCGGAAGAAAAGAAAGGAGAAGTCATTGGAATTGTAAAAGGATATGCGCTTTGTGCGGAGAATCAGAGAGTGAGGTGAGGAAAGATGGAAAGATTGAATGGACCTAACAGCGCAAAAATAATCAGTGTGATTGAAGTAAAAGCAAAGAGAGGTCTTGGAATAGAAGGAGACCCAGTACGCGAAATAACGCAGTACTGGGATGCGGATGGAAATTTTCTTGCAGAAAGAGACGATGATCCACAATTGCTTTGTGACCAGATTGCATGGGAATCAAAACGATTGAAGGAGATTACTGAGAGTTATTTAAAAAGTCAAAAGCTTCAGTAAAGCTGAGTTCGTATTCAACATAAGCAACAGTTGCTTTAATAAAACGTTTCAGATCTTGAATGGTGCGGTTTTGATGCTTACGTATGTAATGAGTCTCATCATTTCCAAGCCAAGTATAGGAAAGATATGAAATGTCCTAAATGTTTAAAGGAGATACCAGAAGATAATTTTTGTGGATTTTGTGGAGCAAAACTTAGAGAAAAATGCGAATGCTGGGTATTGAAAAGACACAATTACTCATGCTGTGAAGAAGGCTGCCCGGGATATGGGCTCCTGATTAAACTTGCAGGGAGAAGGTGATGAAGTGGGAAAGAAATATGTAAAATGGGAATTTTGCGAAAACGGTACAGATGAAAGTATTTCTGGAGAGAAAGTAAATGAAATTATTGAGGAAATCATTGGAATAATGCGCAAGAACGGAATAACGGTTGGTGCAGCGCGAAAGATTCTGGAAGATACGATTTCCTCAATAATAGAAGAGACAAAAATTACATAGAGCGTTCTAGTATTTCGCGGAGAGTGAGCACCTGACGCTCATTTCCGGAAGAAATAAATGTGTCTTTGCGTGTGACTGGGATATGGATGTAATTTTTTACATTCAAAGTAATATCTTCGCTGTCTGAACAATTACCAAAAGAATAATCTATGTGAAAATGCACAGTATCAACTGGAAGCTTGGTTACATCATATTCAAGCAATTTTGTTTGACCGGGAGCCAGAATAATACCATTTACATAATCGAACTGTTCGCATAAAAGAGGAAACTTTTGTGGAGTTGTCTTCAAAACAGAATCATATGTAAAATGTGTAATTTTTGCGGGGGAAGTTCCAAAATTTTTCAGTACGAAAAAACTGGTTTGTTCGCAAATTGTAATGGCATCTATGTAGATGGAAATAACAGGCTTGGATGCGTTTTTTATCATTTCCGAGTTTTGCTTTATGGATTTAAGCGAAATGATAATTGCAATGACGCTTGTTAAGAGCGAAACCAGAATCCCCAGGAGCTGAATAAAATCTGATGCGTCTAAATTTCCCATAAAGAACCTCCTTTCTCTGGTACTTGGCATGGCAGTGCCTGTAGTTAAAAGTATAGGAGAAAACGTAGGACAAATCAACAAGTACAACCAGCATCGCATAGTTTAAAGAGAGGTGGTGGATTTGCAACATATTTTTATTGTAAACATTGACGGAAAGGAAATTGATATGTCCGTCATGCAAAAAGAAGAGAAAGAGACAACAACAGAAGAGTTGGTAAGAAATTACGTGGAATATTTTGGATACCAGCAGGAGAAAACCGCGTAAGCGGTACCAGTTGGACAAGTAAAGGAGGGATGAGAGATGTTTTATAAGATTGCAAAGACACTCAGCGTAACGGCAAGCATTACTGGAATCTTGATGATGGCTGGTGCGTGCTCAGTGAAAAGTCAGGAGCTGTTTTATTTATATGCAGCACTTGGAATCACAACACTTACTACCGGAGCATTTGCACTGGAATACTTCCGGATGCGGGAATGGCAGTACCGGAAAAGGAAAATAAGGGAGGCGAGGGAGCATGTCAGAAGAGAAGCAGCGTAAGAGCATCCGAGTGGGAGAGATCGACAAGATGATCGAAACACTTGAATCTCTGGAAAGAGTAGACAAGACTGCGGATTACCACAAACGAATGGCAATCGCATATCTGAAGAATTTTGCAGATTGCCTGGATGATAAAGGCGTAAAGACAATAAAAGTGCAAGGATAAAGGAGGACAAGCAGTGAAAACAGTAAAAGTAACACCGGATAACATTATTTCGATAATAAATGTAGATTTTGATGATTTCCGTGATCTGCAGAAAGCAGTAGGCGGGCATTTTGAAACTGTAAGCACAAAAACCTTGTATGAGACGTTTAAAATGCCAATGATCATGCTGGTGGATGAGGACGGAATAATGAAGCAGAAAGAAGTCAACCGCCTTGGAAGCTATTTTTATGATGCAGACAGGCACGGATGGCCAATCTTAGGAGATATTGTATTTGCAATTGCAGTCGGAGAAGATATTGAAGCACCGGATGATGCGGAAGCTCTGATGGTATTCCTGAAAATGAATTTTTCGTACTTAAAAGAAGAATAAAAAACGCTTGCGAAAAGAAATATCGCAAGCGCCGCAACCATAAAGGTACACGAATAATCTAAGCACTTATAGTGTACCTTTTAGCGGCTGGAAAGTCAAGTATTTACAGGGCGACTGCCTTTTTTAATAACTTGATAAGACTATTAAAGTTATGAGGACGCGCTATGAGAATCAGACGAGTGACATACGATTTGGGAAACGTAATAGAGAGACAGGAATATCTGGATGGAAGATATGGAGCACCGGGAGAGAAGAGAGCCAAAAAGAAGAAAGCCACACCGGAGGAAGTGGAGCAGGTCAACCAGTGGACCAGGGAGAGGAAAGCCAGACACAGACTCCGGATGTATTTCAAAGTAAATGATTACTTTTTCACACTCACATATCCGAAAGAAGAACGTCCGCCGGACATGAAGCAGGCAAAGCAGGATTTCAAAGAGTTTTACCTGTTCTGCAAGAAGGAATACAAGAAAAGAGGACAGGAGCTCCGCTGGATCCGCAATATTGAATGTACCCCGTCCGGTAACTGGCACGTCCATGTAGTTCTGAACCGAATTCCGGACACTGATCTGATCATAGCTGCAGCATGGAGGCATGGGAAAGTCCGAAACAAGCAGTTACTCTACGAAAAAGGTGAGTTCAGGAAGCTGGCGCAATATGTTACCAAAAACGAGAAAACTCAGAAAAAATATGTGGATGAGGGCGTACTGGATCATGAGATTGCAGAAGCCAATTTTTCTACGTCTCGAAACATGCCGCTTCCAGAACCCAAAACAAAGATTTTATACCGGTGGCCGAAAGAACCGAAACCACCAAAGGGATATTACATAGTCAAGGATTCTTTTTACGAAGGGATCAACAAAGCAACCGGATTCCCGTACAGACACTACGAAATGATCCGGATAAGGAGAGAAGATGAAGATAGAACTATACACAGAGGTAAACTTCCGGGGACCAACAGCAAAAAACGGAAAGTGTATCGCTCTGGTGGAGTGCGAGACTAAGAAAGGACCTGCAGTGAAAGCACAGATCGAGACCGAACAGAACACGACCTACCACAGAATGAGCATGATCGCTATCCTTGTCGGTCTGAGAATGCTCCGGTCGTGCGAAGTGACTGTCTACACGCCGGATCAGTTCCTGGCCACAACCATAAACGAAGGAAATATGGACAAATGGAAACGGGAAGAGTGGCGCAGACCGCATGGAAAAGAGATCAAGAACAAAGAGCTCTGGCAGGAACTGTATGAGCAGACACAAAAACACCGTGTAACTCTTGAATTTTCCGAGGTTACACGGTATTCCGATAGACTACAGTCTAAAATGAGATAAAAACAGGAGAAAACCTTGAAAATACCGAGAAAGAGAGGAATTTGAAATGACAACCAGTGGAATCACGAATATCAACGCCAAGCTGATTCACCAGCATCCGGATAACCCACGAAAAGACCTGGGTGATCTGACGGAGCTGAGTGAGTCAATCAAGAAGAAAGGAATTATGCAGAACCTTACGGTCGTTCCGGGGCACTGGGATGAAGATAAAACACACCATGAAGAAGGATACACGCTGATCATCGGGCACCGCCGGTTCGCTGCCGGAAAAATGGCAGGCGTAACTATGTATCCGTGCCGGATCGTGCAGGACATGAGCTACAAAGACCAGGTCGGAACCATGCTGGAAGAGAATATGCAGCGCATCGATCTGACGGTCCTGGAGCAGGCAGAGGGCTTCCAGATGATGTTAGATCTTGGAGATACGGAAGAACAGATTGCAGAAAAGACCGGATTCTCCAGGACAACCGTCCACCGGAGGTTGGAGATCGCGAAGCTTGACCGGGATCTGGTGAAGGAAAAGACGGATGAGAACGGGGTATATCAGCTAAATCTAAAAGACCTTGCCCAACTGTCGAGAATCGAGGATGTTGAAACCAGAAACCGAATCTTAAAAGATGCAACAGACTCCAGACAGATTCAGTGGAAAGTAGAAGCAGAGATTAAAAACAGGGAGAAGGAGAAGAATAAGAAGATTATAATCGAGCTCTTGAAGGCAGCAGGAATCAAGAAAGCACCAAAGGAGATTGAGAAAAAGAAGTATACGGCAGAACTAAAAGAGGTAAAAACGTTCAATCTGGAGAAAGAACCACCAAAGAGAATCAATATCCGCGGAAAAGAACTGTATTATCTGGATGGTTGGAATGGGATTGATGTAGTGGAAAAACTCCCGAAATCAGAAAAGGTTGAAACAGAATGGGACAGGCAGAGAAAAAAGATAAAGCAGTTAAAAGCTTTACAGAAAAAAATGAATGAAAGAAAAAAAGAATTCATCCGGACAATAGCGGACGGAAAAATCGAACTGCTAAAAGACGAGGAACGCCAGAAAATCATTGAAAAGATGATCCGGAACATGATGGAGAAGTCCTGTTGGTTAGGAAATGGAATGGTTCTAAAATTTTTTAACGGGAAAAGCCTGTATGATGCGGATGAGAAAGAAAAGGAAGAAGCAGAAGAAAAAATACAAACACTGGATACGCAAGTGTTGCTCCTGATTGCAATGAACAACATGATGGATGATTATACCGGGGATTTAGTAGAGTATTCCGGAGAATACAAAGAGGATGCCGGAAAGA